CCAAGAAGAGTTTACAAGAGGTTTTAACTTATTAACAAGTTTTAGAAAGATAGGAGTTGATGCGTATGAAAGAGTTGCACAAGCTGCCGCAGATATTGCACAGGTTAACCAAGTAGATGTTAATACATCATTTATGCAGTTAGCAAAAGCATTACAAGACCCTGAAAGAAATTTATCAAACTTAAATAGATCAGGTATTGCTTTCACTAAAACACAACAAGATGTAATTAAAGAGTTAATGAAAACAAATAAAACTGCTGATGCTCATGCCATGATTTTAGGTATTGTTGAAGAAAGTTATAATAAACTATCACAAGCTGCTGCAGAAGGATTTGCTGGAAATGTTGATTCATTAGGCGAAGCATTTAGGGATTTTTCAGAGACATTAGGTAAAGCATTAGAACCTGCTTTGATTGCCGCAACAAAAGGTTTAACAGCTTTAATAAAGGCTGCCAATGATCTTTTTACATCACCACTTGGAAAGACTGCTGCATTATTTACAGGGATTGCTCTAGCTGTTAAAGGTACTACTGTTGCAATAGGTTTAATAACTGCTGCAATGGCAACTGCTGGTGGGGTTGCTGGTGTTTTAGCAATAGCCATGAATGCAATACCGTTCGTTGCTTTAATAACTGCTGCTGGTCTTTTGACCACAGCATTTTTTAAATTAAATGGTGAAAAACAAAAATTTAATAATTTAATTAATGAGGGGAAAGAAGATGAAGTCACGCAAGCATTGAGAGATCAAGCAAAAGCTGTCGGTGAATTAAATAGACAACATGAGGCTGCTTCGGGAAGAGACAAGCGAGGTTTAAAGAGAAAACTTAAAGAAGCAGAACTTGAACTTAAAATGTTAGAAGGAAGATTGCAGACAGTAAAATCTGATCAGAAAATTGAAGAGGCAGCAAATAATATTGTTGCACTTAAAAAAGAACAAAACACACAAAATACTGAAACAGTACGTTTAACTGATTTACAAAGAAAATATCATCAGGGAATTGTTGCTGAAGCAAAAAGAGAGATGGATTTGATTAATGATAAAAAAAATAAATTTAACGACTTTCTTAAAGAACAAGAAAATTCGAAACAATTATTAGAAGCAACTATTAATGGTAATAGGGAAGAGGTAGAACTACAACACGCAATAAATGATGCTGTTCTAATACATGGTGAACAAAACAGACAAAAAATAACAGATATACTTACAGCAAATAAAGGTTTAGAAGATCAAGCAAACAAAACAAAAGAGGTTGGCACAGCGGCAGAAAGTCTTAAAGATAAATTTAAACAAATTGGTGAAACTGTACGAACGGATTTAGTAAATAATCTTACTGACGCAATCATGGGTGCTAAATCTTTTGGTGATGCCATGAAAAGTGTTTTAGATAATATTAAAAGACAACTTATACAACTTGCTTTAAATAAAGCTATTGGTGCAATTGGTAATGCATTAAGTGGCGGTAAAGGTTTTGGTGGAGGTTTCTTATCTGGTTTGTTTGGTAAAAGAGCAAGAGGTGGACCTGTATCTGCTGGTGGTGCTTTTCTCGTTGGTGAGAAAGGCCCAGAGATTTTGCAGATGGGTTCTAAGGGTGGCAATATAATTCCAAACAGTCAAATTGGTGGTGGTGGTGATTCTGTTGTTAACAATATCTCAGTTAGCGTGGACGCATCAGGATCTGCTGTCAGTGGCTCATCTGCTGGAGGTAACGAGTTAGGTCAGCAGATTGCAGTTGCTATCCAAACTGAATTAATTAAACAAAAACGTGCTGGAGGTTTATTAGCATAATGGCAACTTTTCCAAGTATTACTCCACAATATTCAACACAAGAAACTGTTGAACAAGATAGTTTGAGAATTAAGCTGGGTGATGGCTATGAACAGCGTTTTGTTCAAGGACTGCCAGCAAATAAAAGATTAATTACTTTAAATTTAACTTTTAATGTATCGACAACAGATGCAACAACTATTGATACTTTTTTAGATGCAAGATTTGACGATCAGGCAAACTTTGATTTTACACCGCCACATCATTCTTCAGCTTTAAAATTTGTTTGTACAAGAAGAAGTAGAACTGCGATTTTAGATAATAGAGTTACTATGAATTTAACTTTTGAAGAAGTAGCAGAACCATAATGGCAATACCTGTATCTGAACTACAAAAGCTTAACCCTAGTTCAAGAATAGAACTTTTTGTAATGGAACTTGTAGAGGGTTTGCATTATGCCACAGGAAACCCATCTAGCGTCCCTACAACATTTAGATTTCATGCTGGCTCTAGTATGAACTCAAATGCAGAAATAGTCTGGCAAGGTAATTCTTATCAAAGATTTCCTATTACTTTTGAAGGTGCTGAGTTTACTGGCAGAGGCCAAGTTCCAAGACCAACTTTAACTGTTGCAAATTTAGGAGGTATTACTAGAAGTGGGTCAGTTATTACTGTTACTGATTTAATGATAATTGTTAATTTAACAACACCTCATAATGATTTGGCAGATGCAAAAATAACACGCATTACAACTCTTGCGAGTGAACTTGATGCTGCTAATTTCCCTAGTAGTAGCAATCCATTTGGCACACCTTCAGCTAATGAATTACCGCAAGAAATATTTTTTATTGATAGAAAAACAAGTGAATCAAGAGAAATTGTACAGTTTGAACTTGTAGGAGCTTTAGATCAAGCAAATAAAAAATTACCAGCAAGACAAGTTACCAGAAATGAATTTGCAGGGGTTGGTAGTTTTATTAATACATAATGGATTATTTATGGAAGCAAGATGCAATAAACCACGCACAGCAATGTGACCCAGAAGAATCATGTGGAATTGTGGGATTAAAAAATAAACAAGAAAAATATTATCCTTGTAAAAATATTGCAAGTGAGGCTAAATTAGAATCTTTTGTAATAGACCCTTTAGATTATGCAGAGATTGAGGATTCTGTAGATGAGATTATTGGCATTGTGCATAGTCACCCTCAAGATATTTTAGAGTTTTCAGAGTCTGATAAATATAGTTGTAAATCAATAGATTTAATTTTTTATCTTGTTTCGCCAAAATCAGATAAAATAGCAGTAATAAGACCTGATGAAATAGATGCTTAAAAAAATAAAAGTTTACGGCACTTTAAGAAAGTTTTTAGGTCAAGCTGAATTTGAAGTTGATCTTAATACACCTAGAGAAGCAATAAGTTTTTTGGTTTGTAATTTTAAAGGTATTGAGAAACATATGGCAGAGCAGTTATATACAATTCAAGTTGGAGCAAAAGTTATAACAGAAGATTTATTAAATTTCAATACACAAGAAGATATAAGAATTATTCCTGTTGTTCATGGAAACTTTTTTAATTTTATTATTGGAGCAGCATTAAAATTTGTTGCACCAAAATTTATTGGAAACGCTTTAATTGTTAATGCTTTAGGTGCAATCGGTACCAGTATGCTTATAGATGGAGTTACAAGTATGTTAACCCCACAACAAAACACTGTAAATCCAACAAGCGGTCAAGATAGTTTAGACCCAGCAGCTTTGGCTTCAAACTATTCTTTTACAGGGCTGACAAATATTAGTAATGCTGGTGTTCCAGTAAATTTAGTATATGGAGAAATCTTGGTTGGCTCTATTGTGGTATCTAATGGAGTTGATACAGTTCAAGTAGAGGGCAATAATTGATGGCTATTCAAGAGTTTGATCAAACCACTACTTTTAATAATCCTGATTTACCTAGCGGTGCATTATCTTCAAAGCAATTTAACACAATCGTGGAGTTGCTTGGGGAGGGAGAACTGGAGGGCAGTGCAACAGCATCTAAAGCTAATATCACAGACAAGACCTCAACTGCATATTTTAATGCTTTTAAGAAAGATATATTTTTAAATGGAACTCAGGTTTTACAAGAAGCTGCAAGTAATACAGCACCCTCTGATAGTGATTTTAATTTTAAAGATGTTGGTTTTGATTTCAGAGTAGGAACTTCAAGTCAGACATTTATAGAAGGAATATCGAATATTGAAACAGAAACAGTTATTGGTACAACTGTAACAACCTCAAGCCCTGTTACTCACACTGTTAGTTCTAGTGATATTAATGCTGTTCGAGTAACTCTTAGATTTCCTACAATGCAAAAGTTTGAAGATGATGGTGATATAAATGGAGTTTCAGTAAATTTATTAATAAAAACTATAGAAAATGATGGTACAACAACCACAGTAATTGATGACACAGTAAGCGGTAGGTCAACTAACGCATATTTTAGAGATTACATTGTTAAACTTAAATCAACAACATCTTTTCCTGTTGCAATAAGAGTTGAAAGAGTAACAGCAGATAGTACAGATGCAAAATTAGTAAATGCTTTTCAATTTAATCAAGCTACTAATATAATTTTTGAACAGAACGCATATGCTAATACTGCTCATGTTGCATTAAGGTTTAATGCTGAACAGTTTCCAAGAATACCAAAAAGAGTTTATAGGATAAGAGGTCGTAAAGTTAAAATTCCTCATAATGCAACTGTTGATTTACAGACAGGTGCAATTTCATATGCTGATACATTTAACGGAACTTTTAAAACAGATAAGGAATGGACAACAGACCCAGCTTGGATTTTATATGACCTACTTACAGAAACTAGGGCTGGTTGTGGGATTGCAGAGGCAAATTTAGATAAGTTTACTTTTAAAACTGTTAGTGAATATTGTGGAGCGTCAGTTGATGCTGGTAATGGTGATGGATCTACAGAGCCAAGATTTAGTTGTAATGTAAACATCACTCAACAACAGGAAGCATATGGTCTTATCAATTCTCTTTGTTCTGTAATGAGAGTAATGCCATTTTATTCTGCTGGTGGTATTGCCATATCTCAAGATTCACCAAAAACAGCAAGTTATATTTTTACAAATGCAAACGTCACTGAAGCTGGATTTTTATATGCTGGATCAAGTCTAAAGACAAGACACACAGTGATTAATGTTAGTTATTTTGATATGACAACTCAAGAAGTTGATGTTGAAACTGTTGAAGCTGATTCTGCCACTCAAACAAAATATGGGATTGTTACAAAAAATATAAAAGCTTTTGCTACAACTAGCCGTAATCAAGCCAGAAGGTTAGGAAGATGGTTTTTATATAATGAACAAAACTCTGGTGAGACTTGCACTTTTACAACAACTGCGGCTGCTGGAGTATTGGTTCGCTGTGGTGATGTAATAGAAATATCTGACAGACTTAAGGCTGGTGTAAGGCGTGGAGGATTACTTAAAAGTGTTACCAGTACAACGGTTGTTGTATTAGATGATTCGACAAACACAGATATTCCTAGTCTTGGAGATAGCCCAACAATTTCTATTATTCTGCCTGATGGCTCATTAGAAGAAAAAACAATAAGTGCTATCTCTTCAACAACTATTACTGTATCTTCTGCTTTTAGTACAGCACCAAATGAACACGCACCATTTATTTTAGA